ATGGACGGGTCAGAGAGCAACCAACTAACCAACACGCTCGACACCATTGCTGACGTCAGCATGCCCGTCCGCCTACTCACTCTTCTCAAGCAAAATCGTCTTGAGATGATGATTGTCACGATCCTGTTGTATTCAACGGGACTCTTGACAGACGCAACAACATATGCACAAGGAGTTTGCTGATTATGACAAGAACAAAGCGACGCAGTAGCACGAATAAAAAACGTCGATTCTCAGCTGGGAAGACGACTTTTGGAAAGGCATTTCGTAAGAAGTCCTCTTCTGGGAAATTCAAGAAAGGAACTCTCATCCGTTACAAGTACGTTAACGGACGACGAGTCGGTTCCGAAAAGGCTCGCAAGTGAGAGCCATGAATCAGTATAAACAAGACTGGATGGTCCATGCTGGAATCATCCATGTAACACCACATGTCAAACATAATCCTGAAGACAACTCAGTTGACATCGGTGTATCATTTGAAACAACTGAGGAACTAGCAGAAGCAGTAATCAAAACTGGCAGGGCTATTGCCATGGGAGTAGCAATATCTCAAATCGACGGACCATTGCCATTCGCTGATGTAGTCGGATTTGCATTTGCAGTAACACAATCTGCAATTGCTTGGTGGGAAGTCTTTGACTGACGCATAATACCAAACGATGCACAAACTCTGCCATCTTTGGTAAGATATTTCGAGATGTAAGAAGCAACTTTGTTCTTAGATCCGGCACCTCGAGGAGCAACGTAGTTGATTCGACCTAATCCAAGAGGCATTAATATTTCACAAAATTCTTTCAGTTTCTGTTTTGAAACGAACGGAGCAACAGCAACCATGTGAATATGAGCATGGTGTTTGTAGACTACAGAACCGATGTCATCGATACATCTTGTAGTCATCTCTGGGACATAGCAACCTCCCAGTACACCGTTTTTAGTTAGCAATTCCCTGGCTTTGCCCAGGGTCTTGCGTAATTTGGATATTTCTTCGGATCCGTCTGATTCGAAAGTCCAAATTGAAGGAAGAGCGAAGGTAATGAGTTTAGGCCTTCGATATTTCCAGTTATCAAGAGATTCAGCAATATCATAGATTTTCGTAAGTCTTCGACGCATTCGCTGATATCGTTTTTTATTTCGTTCACACTTTTTACAACGTTCCGGATATTTCAAGTTGAACGATCGTGTGGCATATCGCCAATCTGGGTTAGCCTTGCGAGCCACACGTACATAGTCATCAGAATCGTCCTTCTCGGGATTGAAAGGACATTCGTCGCATGTGAAGCCCCAGACTTCAGTCATGCTCACCAACATCACGTAAGAACTCGATTACGAGTTCACCATAGCCATTGTTGAATAACCAGATTTCCAGATCTCTGAGCAGAGCGTACTCCTTTACTTGTTTAGGGGACACAATATTTCACCACCACGGGCAAGAGCATCGGCCGGGACCTGCCCGGCACCGTGGGCACCAGTTATCAGACGATTTGGAACAAATACAGAGTTCAGGATGATAACCACAGTATTCACAGTTCAAGACGCCACCTCCAACGGAGGAACACTGCAACCAATCAGGCAGTGGCGTTCATTTGCAACGATATAGATCGTTGCCATTTTGCATTGTGGACAGAAGTCCTCTGGGCTCGGCACATAATCACGCATTGTTAGGTCGCATAATGGTAGTATTATTCATTATTGCGACAGTTAAAAATTAATAAGCCCTTTCATGATAGGTTATTCATGGCAGGCGCAAATCTCCCAGCAAAGAAATATAAGAAAACATCACCAACACAGACTCGAATTAGTTTCGAGTGTGATGGTGGACAAACTCAGTTCATTGACATTGCAATGGCACTGAGTGCAATAAACAGAAAATTCATGAGACAAGGTGTTTACTATTACGTAAACTCTGTCGAGATTTACAACAACGAAACTGGTGTTGTAGATCTACACGTTGCACCAGATACCTGGGTGACAAAGAATGCATGGAATCGTGGATTTAACACGTTCCAAAAAATGAATGCACTTGTTGACGTTCCTCGTCCAAAGTATCATGATTTCAAAATTTACATGAGCGATTTGCACAGGCAGACTGGTTCACTCGCTCCAAAACTCCATGGTATTAATGGAATTTACACAGCACAGAATTGTAATCCAGATGACTGGGATTACAGTAAGTTAGTATCGGCAGATAATGATGGCGATACAACTACTAACAGCGCTGGCGCTATCATTCTTAATCAAGAAGCAGATGATATGTTTGTTCATCTGATTGGAGATCACGTTGGTTCATCATCTAATTGGACCAGTGTCGGTTTGATTAAGTCATACGGTGACACTCGAGGTCAACCACATGCGGAAGACCCAGTTCTTCCAAATGAAGCACGAACTGATCCACTCATCAACTTGTTTGATTTCAGTTCGGAAGAACAATTGAATGATATTATCGAAAATCTAGATTTGGATAATGAATCACCACCTTACGACAGAAATGGATATGTCGGAAGTGATCAAAACAATATGCAACACGTTGCACGAATCGGAACCGAAATCGGAGTCGGTCGTGTCGGACGTGCAAGTGGATTTTGCGCTCCATTTGGATTAATTTGCGTAGATCCACACGGAGTTAATACCGCTTTTAGAGTGGTTCTCAATCTTGCTCAAGGCACGTATCACGGCGTTTATGCGGAGCGTGCTTGAAAATGGACGGGTCAGAGAGCAACCAACTAACCAACACGCTCGACACCATTGCTGACGTCAGCATGCCCGTCCGCCTACTCACTCTTCTCAAGCAAAATCGTCTTGAGATGATGATTGTCACGATCCTGT